GTTGGCAACTTGATTGTGGGAATTACTGGTTCTGCTGCCGGCGTTGGCGGCGCGGCTCAATTCCAGTTCCGCAAAACTGGCGATGCAGCTTACTCAGTCTATCGCATGGCCTAAAGCTATTGGCCTCACGCTTAAAACCCGTGGGGCCATTTTTATGGTTATTTATTTGCAACATCCCAAGCACGGCAACAAGGTTGCTATTGCTGAAAGTGAAGCAATTGCGGATGAAAAAAATGGTTGGATACGCTACAATCTGAACACGCCTGAAACGCCAGTTTTAGATGCGGCTCCGATTGAAAATCAATTGGAAGTGAAGCGGAAATACAACCGAAGAACTTGAAGGCTGCCCATGTCTACTGCTGGCGATCAAATCAATGGCGCTCTGCGCCTGTTAGGTGTCTTGGCTGAAGGCGAAACGCCCAGCGCAGCTATCTCACAAGACTCACTCTATGCCATGAATCAAATGCTTGATTCTTGGAGTACTGAGCGCCTGTCTGTTTTTACAACAAACGATCAAACCTTTACTTGGCCAGCCAATGCCGCAAGCAAAACGCTGGGGCCTACTGGTGCCTTTGTGGGAACGCGCCCCATTTTGGTGGACACATCGACTTACTTTGTTGATAGCCAAGGAATTAGCCACTATGTGCAGTTCATCAATGAGTCGCAGTACAACGCGATTGCTGTAAAGACTGTCACATCGACATGGCCATCAGTTTGCTACGTCAACATGGGTTACCCAGACTTGACGATGTACGTCTACCCTGTACCCACGCAAGCGGTGGTTTGGCACATCATCAGCGTCACGCCGCTGACTGACCCAGCAACGATTGCAACTGAGTTAAGTTTTCCTCCGGGGTACTTGCGCGCATTTCGTTATTGTTTGGCTTGCGAGTTAGCGCCTGAGTTTGGCGTTGAGCCGAGCAAGCAAGTGCTGCGCATTGCCATGATATCCAAGCGAAACTTGAAACGCATCAACAACCCAGATGATGTGATGTCTATGCCTGTTAACTTGGTTGTAAGCCGCAATGCGTACAACGTCTATGCTGGCAACTTCTGATGAAAACGCCAATTCTTGGTTCATCCTATGTGGCGCGGAGTGTTAACGCGGCTGACAACCGCATGGTCAATCTTTTCCCTGAAATTGTTCCAGAGAATGCGGGACTAGAGGCCGCGTTCCTATCGCGTTGTCCGGGCCTGAGTTTGCTTGCCACAGTTGGCACTGGGCCTATCAGGGGTCTATGGACTTATGACGGCGTTGGCTATGTGGTCAGCGGCACCGCGCTTTACTCAATCAATAGTTCATACAGCGCAACTTTAAGAAGTGGTGCCACGGCCATTGCTGGCACCGGCCCGGTGTCAATGTCAGACAATGGCACCCAGATGTTCATTGCCACCAGCGTTGGCACCAGTTACATCTACAACAAATTGACAACTGTTTTTGTTCAAATTACCGATGGTGATTTTGCAGGGGCATCTGTAGTGGGTTATCTAGACGGGTACTTTGTTTTCATTCAGCCCAACTCACAATTGTTTTGGGTGACGGCATTGCTAGAGGGAACCTCGGTTGACCCTCTTGATTTTGCAAGCGCAGAAGGCAGTCCTGATGGTTTGGTGAGCATGATCATTGACCACCGCGAGCTGTGGCTGTTTGGCACCAACTCGGTTGAGGTTTGGTACAACGCTGGAAATGCTGATTTTCCACTGTCCCGCATTCAAGGCGCGTTCAATGAGATTGGCTGCGCAGCGGCCTACTCAGTGGCAAAGCTGGATAACGGCATCTTTTGGCTAGGCGCTGATGCGCGGGGCCAAGGCATTGTTTACCGCGCCAATGGTTACACCGGCGCTAGGGTCAGCACTCATGCGATTGAATACGCGATTGCGCAGTACTCGACAATCTCAGACGCGGTTGCCTACACATACCAGCAAGAAGGCCACAGCTTTTACGTCTTGATTTTTCCAACTGCCAATGCGACTTGGGTCTATGACGTTGCAACTCAAGCATGGCATGAGAGAGCTGGCTTTAGTGATGGTTACTTTACCCGGCACAGAAGCAATTGCCAGATGGCGTTTAACAGCGAGATCATTGTTGGCGACTATGCCAACGGCAACATCTATGCGTTCGATTTAGATGTTTACTCTGACAACAATGAAATTCAAAAATGGCTTAGAAGTTGGAGAGCAATTCCAACTGGGCAAAACAATTTCAAACGCAGCGCTCACCACAATTTGCAACTGATTGCACAAACGGGTGTGGGCCTGTCTGGTAACGCGCCCGATGACGCAGACTTTTTAATTACTGAATCTGGCAATTTTTTAATAACTGAGTCTGGCAATTTTTTGGTCACCCAAGACGCTACTGCCATTGTGCAAGGTGCTTTGGCCGAAGCAATGCTGAGATGGTCTGATGACGGCGGCCATACTTGGTCAAATGAGCATTGGGAGTCAATGGGCCGCATTGGTGTTTATGGTCACAGAACCATTTGGCGCAGACTTGGCATGACCGAAAAACTGCGCGATAGGGTTTACGAGGTAAGCGGCACTGATCCTGTCAAAGTGGCAATTATGGGAGCGGAGTTGTTTGTGACTCCGACAGGCGCGTGAGCAATCAAGCCGCAAACCTAACCAACATCACGGCCCCAAGGGTGCCGTTGGTGGATGAGCGCACTAACCTTATTTCGCGTGAATGGTATCGATTCTTTTTATCGCTGTTTCAATTGACAGGATCAGGCACCAGCACGATCAATTTGACTGACTTGCAAGTGGGGCCGCCTAATCCTGAATACGGCCCGATTGTCACTGGCGGCACCAATAGTGTGGCTTTGCCGGTTGCGGGTGCTGTGGCTTATGGGAACGGCATTGCCTATGCGTTCACAGGCGTTGGCTCTCCTACTCAAGTTCTGACAAGCGGCGGGTCTGGCTCACCGACATGGTCCAGCCCTGCGACAGGGTCTGTGACTTCAGTTAGCTTGACCGCGCCTCCATTGTTCACAGTGACGGGTTCACCCGTGACTACCAGCGGCACCCTTGCGATTACATATTCAGGCACAGCGCTGCCGGTGGCCAACGGCGGGACGGGTGCAACAAGCAATGCAGGGACGGCCTACGCGCTTAAAGGCGCGAATGCTGATATCACCAGCATCACTGGCCTTACAACGGCCTTGAGCGCAACTCAGGGCGGCACAGCGCAAGCAACCTATGCAGCCGGCGACATCATCTATGCAAGCGCCATCGACACATTGTCAAAGTTGGCTGTGGGAACCACTGGGCAAGTTTTAAAGGTTGCCGCTGGTGTTCCATCATGGGCAACTGATACGACAGTTGGCACAGTGACCACAGTCTCAGTTGTGAGCGCCAATGGCTTCACAGGCACTGTGGCTACGCCAACCACCACACCCGCGATAACGCTCACCACATCGATCACAGGCTTGCTCAAGGGCAATGCAACGGCCATCAGTGCTGCTGTGGCCAATACCGACTATGTGGGCATCACCGCCCCTGTAGTTAAAACGGCAAACTTCACAGTGGCAGATGGTGAAAGCTATTTGATCAACAACAAAACAACGACAAGCTGCACAGCCACTTTGCCAACTGCATCAAGTTGGTCAGGCCGCGCTTTGACGTTCACAAACTATCAAGCGCAGACATTGGTGTCAGCATCGAGCAATGTGGTGCCAAGGGCCGGCGGTGCAGCCGCTACGGCAATCCTAGCAGCCAGTGCAGGGGCATGGGCCACGCTGGTAAGTGATGGCACTAATTGGTTAACGATTGCGGGGTCTTAAATGGCAGTTCTGGCAAAAGTATTAATCCCCGGCAAAACGGCTGAAGCGACTCAGACCACGCAATACATTGCTGATGGGGTCACCACAATCATTGATAAGTTCTCAGCAACAAATTACTCGGCAAGTTCTGCCACGTTGTCTGTGAATCTTGTGACCGCGTCAGGCTCCGCTGGCAATGGCAATTTGATTGTCAAGACTCGAACATTGGTTGCGGGTGAAACTTATATTTTCCCAGAGCTGACGGGTCAAGTCTTGGGTGCAAGTGCATTCATAAGCACCTTGGCCGGCACTGCCACTGCGATCAATATCAGAGCTTCAGGCAGGGAGATATCGTGAACTTTATCGATCCTGAAATTAAGCACCATTTTGCGGGTGGCATTTATGCCAAAGAAACTGTTATCCCTGCAAACAATTTTTTGGTTCAGCACATCCATAAATTTGATCACTTGTCCATTTTGGCAATGGGATCGGTTGAGTTGGTTATGGATGAAATCAAAACAGTAATCCATGCGCCAGCTTGTTTGACCATAAAGGCCGGCAAACACCACGGCATTCGGACTTTGACCGATGCGGTTTGGTATTGCATCCACGCAACTGAATGCACTGACGTTTCACAGATTGATGAAATACAAATTGAACCGGCTCAACTGGACAAATTAAAAACTGTCACAGATTTGCTAATACAGGAGAATTAATATGCCTTGGATGTTACCTTTAGCAATTGGTGCAAGCGCTTTAGTAGGTGCTAATGCGGCCAGCAAAGCTTCATCAACGCAAGCCGATGCCGCCGCGAAAGCCGGTGATCTGTCTAAACTAATTTCAGACGATCAGATTGCGCTTGCCCGTGAGCAATTTAATGCGCAAGCTCTCAATCAGGAACCCTTTAGGCAGGGCGGTCTAGCAGCGCAAAACCAGTTAATGAAATTGCTTGGCCTCAAAATGCCAGCAACTCAAACTGCCAATTTGCTTGGTACTACATCCCCAGCTGCTGGCGGCGTTATCCCTGCCAACTTGACCGCGCCTGTGGCACAAACAGCAGATGAGAAAATCAAAGCCAACTGGGATGAGGCCGCATACCTTAAAGCCAATCCTGATGTGGCCGCTGAGCTAAGTTCTGGTAAATCAGCTAACGGCCCTAATGTATTGTTCACCAGTGGCTTTGATCACTTTACAAAATATGGACAAGCTCAAGGCCGGCAGCCAACTTTAGTCCCTGCACCCGCGTTAACCATTGCACCGCCAGCCGCAACTGCGACAACAACTCCGGGTAGTTTGGCCGCGTTTAAGATTGCGCAGCCAGCGCCCGTTACAACGACAACCAAAGGAGCGCCAACAACTGTCAAAGGCGCAATTACAGGCACCACCAAAGGCGCAGAAATAAGTCGCACACCGGGCGCTCAAATCAATACTGGGGCAAGCCCTAGTGCTTTAACTTATGCCTTAAATAATGGCATGACGCAAGCGCAATACGATAAAAACATATTTGATTTTTATGCCCAGAATGCTGGCACATATACCGATGCCATGTTCCGCTCAGAGATGGACAGACTTGGCGTTAGTCCTGCTGACCTTGCAAGGGCAACTGGGTCTGACCCAGCTATGGTTGCCGCTAAGTATGCACAAGCAACGCCCACCACAGCCGCTGAGATTGCTTTTGCAAATCAAGCACAAGCTGACCTTGCGGCCAGAGAAAAGGCAGACGTTACCAATTACGGCCCAGACGTTGTGACCTATGGCCCAGACGTAAATACTTATGGCGCTGATGTCACAACCTATGGCCCAGACGTTGTTAAAACAACTCAAGGGGTAAACACTACCCCCTCACTTGCTGACGTTCAAAAGTACTTTCAAGAAAACCCCGGCTTGTCTGACAATCAGATCAAGACCCTGCTTGCCCGTGAAAATATTCCTGTGGCCTTGCTTGCACAAGCTACTGGTGCAACTGTAGAAGCTTGGACACCGCGTTTGGCGGCTGCAACTTCAACGATTGCTGGAAAGCCTACAGCCACAGTTGCTGATATTCAAAAATACGCAAAAGACAACCCTAATCTGACTTGGCCGCAAATTCAGCAGTTTATGGTGGTTAACAACATAACGTCTGAATTGATGTCGCAAGCTTTGTCTGTGCCAGTTGCCGACATCAATGCAAAGATTGCTCAAGGTCTTGCAACGCCACAGCAACGCAACAACAATTCAGTGGGCCTGAACTATGCGCTGAACAACAACATGAGTCAGGCCCAGTACGACAGCAACATCAAAGACTTCTACGTCCAAAATCAGGGCAAGATGTCAGACTCAATGTTTAAGTCTGAGATGACGCGGCTGGGCGTATCGGCAGCCGATGTGGCCCGAGCAACTGGCGGTGATCTGGCAGCCATCACATCTCGCTTTGACTTGGCCAAGGCAACGACACCAGAAGAGCTGGCATTTGAGAAAACTGCACAGGCTGATTTGCTTAAGCGCCAAAACGAGCAATTGGCAAATCAGAATGCAGCCATTGCAGATGAAGCTTCAACAAGCTTTGGTGCTTTGACTAAGCCATTTCAAATGCGCATGGGTTCAGTGTCTCCCGGTGAAGCTGGGCCAGTGTTTGATCCCGGCACTTTGCTAGACAACTTCACACTTGCTGACTACGAAGCTGATCCCGGCTATGCGTTCAGGTTCAGTGAGGGCCAAAAGGCACTTGACAAGTCAATGGCCGCAAGGGGATTGGGCATCTCTGGTGCCAACATCAAGGGCGCGGTTAAGTATGGTCAGTACATGGGTTCGCAAGAGTACAACATCTCCTTCAATAGATTTCACGCCGCCCTCGCCCATGTCAACCATTGGGTTTGTGGGTTGGAGA